AGTACCAAGAACAGTCAAGTCACCTTTAATTACTAGATCTTCATCAACAGTTACATCGTTGTTGAAAGTAACATCGAAGTTTGCATCACCTCTGATCCATGCTTGACCACCAGAACCAATGACAAGTTGATTGTCACCATTGATATTAGGTGGACGGAATGTTACATCACCAGAGTTCTCATTGTATGCAGGACCAATAAGAACGTTGCCATCACCAAAGACATCGAAACCAGCGTAGTGTCCAATGCAGACGTTGTGATTACCAGAAATGTTTTGCTCTAATGCATTGTTACCAATACCGATGTTCTTACTTCCAGAAGTATTGACCAGTAGTACATCTTTACCAACCGCAACGTTGTTATTTCCGATACCATTTGCTCGCAAACACCTGTGTCCATAAGCTGTATTGGATGCACCTGAGTTTGTTGTGAATAATGTTTCGTATCCGTAACCAGTATTCTGAGATCCAGAAGTAACACTGTTGAGTGTTCTTACACCCACTGCAGTGTTTGTATTGACAGCACTACCACCACGTCCAACTCTCATTGGATCAGTGCCAGTTCCTCTGATTAGAAGGTCAGCATTTTCAGAGTTGAACTGTGCATTGATTGTAACGTTATCACTAATACTTGAACCAACAGTAAGATCTTTTAGAACTTCAAGATCATGATTGATTGTTGTAGTACCAGTGGCAGCACCCATGACAATGCTACCTGCTGCACCACCAAACAGAATGCTAGTAGCACCAGAGTTAATTAGGTTAAAACCAGAAGATGTGGTTGTAATACCAGTCAGGATTGTTGGATTAGTACCAAACACGAGGTTACCAGTTCCTGTACTGTCAGGAACAAGACCTCTCATCTGTGTGGAAGTCGTAGATGCAAACGTAGCTAGAGTGTCTGCTGTGTATGCAACGTTACCACCCTGTCTAAAGTTGACACTGACAGCAGAAGTAGCATTGTCAGTAGTAAGAACGAGATCTCTGTCTACGTCTAAAGTTTTACTAGTTGCAATATCAAGAGTTGCAGATGCTGTCGATGCAATCTCTAGACCATTGATAGATGTTGCAGTTGCTGCACCTAGAACAGGAGCAGTAAGTGTTGGTGCGGTAAGAGTTTTGTTTGTGAGGATCTGTGTCTCTCCCTCAGTAACAAATCTCTGTTCAACAGATCCATCCCATGATCTCCAGTATCCAGAGGACTCATTCCATTGTAGTCCAATGTAAGATGTAACGTTACCAGAAGAATCAGTTGTTCTGTTAAGAGTAATACCACCGTTTGCACCAGTAAGGTTATTACCTTTTCTTAGTTCAATATCATTATCTTCTACTTGCAATGTAGAAGTATTCAAAATTGTTTGAGTTCCTTCGACAACCAAGTCACCATTGATTGTGACTGTAGATCCGTTGTCTGTAATAAGTGTATCTGTTAACTGACCGTTACCATTGTCCCACTTCATTACAGTGTTTCCACTGAAGTTATTATAGTTCTTCATGCGGAAGTTAACGCCCTGAAGAATTAGACCACCAGATGCTGTAAGAGATGCACCAGTATCATCATTAGCGGATGTAAATGTTAATGTAGTAACTCCACCAACTGTTTGTGTGGATACCGTTGTTGCACCCGCTCCAGTAAATTGGAAGTCACCAGCAGTAACTGCACCGTTGTTGGCACCTAGTCTAGTAATAGTATCGTTATCGACACTAGCTACTGTAATTGTATTTCCTGCCTGAGATACAGTAACGTTTGCGCCACCAGTAATTGTTGTGTCACCAGTTACGAATGATCCTGCACCGCCACCTTTGAGTCTAGTGATAGTATCAGTAGAACTATATGTGATAGTAGGATCACCATTACCATCAACACCTTGAGTTACTGTGGTTGCACCACCATCCAAGAAAGTAAAATCCGATGCGGCAAATACCTGACCCGTAGTTGCTCTCAGTCTTGTAACAGTATCAACGTAACTGGATGTAATTGTAATTGTTTTAGTTGCTGCATCCTGAGAAACAACAGAGGATCCTGCAGCTGCGATAGTAATATCACCACTCTGTGCTGTTCCTCCAGTAGCAGATTGTAGTGTGGTTACAGTATTGTCATCTACAACGTGACCCGATACTGTGATAACCTCACCAGTTCTGTCTATGAATAGATCTAATGCTTTTGATCCTGCAGGAACAGATGATGGAGCAGACACACCAAGTGTAATGTCATCATCAACACCTGCGCCAGCGTTGCCACCAGATGTTAACCTAAGAATTTTTTGAGCAGCAGTAGCACCATCTTGAGCAGAGATAGCGTAGGTAGTATTGTTGTCTGGTGTAATTACTGATCCGCCTAGAGCAATAGCGGTTCCGTTAACAGTAATTGTTGAGTTAATTAACGAGTTGTTGGCGAGGTTTGTGATAGTGTTTGCACTACCATTAATAGTACACTGTTCAAACGTTTTATTAGTTACCGTTTGTGCCTGTGTTAGATATACATCTCCAGGATCTCCCCAGAAAACTGCAGTGCCATCACTGGTCAAATATTTACCATTACCATTCGTTCCACCGATAACAATATTGTTACCCGTGAGATCTAAGTTGTCTCCAGAAACAAGTTCTTCAATCTTCTTAGAGACTGCATTAACAATTAACGGAAAGCGGTCAGCCATTTAACTACCAACAAATACTAGTGCTCGTGTTTATTTATGCCCTATCATCTAGCGGGTTGGAATAATGTATTTCTACGCGGGAATGCCAATGAATTCCTATCTGTTATTCTTCTTCCTTTAAAATCATCAGCAACTCCTTTCAATGGTCCTTCATTAGGATCGTATTGATCACCATCCCACCTCAATTCTTTCTGTCCAAGTGTTGCATCAGGACTATCTTTTCTACAAGAATCATCACTGAACTGTCCGCCAGGTGGTTGTGTAAAATTGTCTACAATAATATCTGCTCTCATTCCACCATGATTTCCACAAACATAATAATAAACTCCAGCAACAGTTGGTGTCCATGAAACCGTTGTAGTTCCTGATGCTCCATTGTTAGGAATCGATGGAGTAGTTACGTTTTGATTGTTAGAATAGTTTCTAACAAAGAATGGGTGAATAGCAGAAACATTACTTAGATTAAAATTAATTGTATCACCAAGATATAATCTTACTATTTCATTGTTACCATTAACAGTTCCATCTCTATCATCACCAACTAATGTGTACACACTAGAGTTTGGTGCAGTGACAGTTACATCATATGTTGTATTGATGGATCCATTTCCTACTGCTCCATCCCAATCCATCAGATTCATCTGCATTGTTCTCTGCAGAATTCCAAAAGCATCCTCTTGTGTGAATCTATTTTTTCCTGTTGCATAACATGCAAGAACACCTGTCACTTGAGGACATGCCATACTAGTTCCTTGGATTGGATATATCCAACTTCCAGAAGACCATGGTGGACCGCCTGCAGGTGAATAGGAAGGATCTGAGATACCAACACCAGCATAGTCAACCAAACTAGCAGGGTTTGGCCACGCTGAAAGGATGTTTTCTCCCGCCGCCCAGACATCAATTCTAGGTCCATAGTTAGAGAAACTAGATCTTCTAAAATTAGAATACTTACTAATAGAACCTACATTGATAGCATTTGGTGCTGATCCAGGAGAAGATCCTTGATTAAAAAAGATTGGTTGATTTCCTCCTGCACCTTGGATGATAACATTATTATTCCAATTAGGATCTCCATCTCTAACCATATGGAAATTATCATTTCCTGCTGCAACAACAATTACAATACCATCAGCAATTGCATCCTCAACGTCCGCATCAATAGCAGCATATCTATAAGGAAATTTTCTTTTAAACTTACCAATACCAAAGTCAGTTTCAATACCAAACCAATTCCATCCTGATGGACCTGGGTTTGAAGAATTATAAATTACACCCTGATATTCAATTTGAGTTAGGTTTGCAAGAGGAATACCACTAGGGAAATCATTAGATGCATTGATTGCATAACCCCAACTATGATTAGTAACAGTAGGTCTTCTAAAACCTAGATCATCATCAACTGGTTTGTTGGCATGAAATGCTCTCAAGTAATCAAAGATTAACAGACCAGGAATAGATTGACCTGAAGGCATCGTGCCTAAAACTTGCAATCCATAAATGCTTGCGGCGTTTGCCCAACCATGAATAGCACCCGCCACTGTTCCTGCCACATGAGTTCCATGCTCAATAGGATTTGTAGCATTAGTATAATAAGTTACTGTGCCAGTTGGTAAAGTTTGTCCATCATCATCAATAGAACCGACAGCACTATTCAGATTATTGAACCACTGATACTCTACAAATCTATTAGATCCCCATGTATTAGTATTACCATCGAAAGTATCGACCAAACGATTTCGGGGGTTTGATGTGCCAGCAGATAATTTTGCTACCCATTCACCAGCATCACTAGATACTGGATCATCACAAATAACAACGTCTACATTAGTACCATCATTATACCATTTAATAGTATCAGACGTTTCTTCAAATGTTCCTCCACTACCAAATTGTGTTTTAGCTCTGTTAGGATATCCTACATTGTAAACAGCACTGTGATGAAATAATCCCCAGTTTCTATCCATCGTTGGATCAATTGTAGCTGGAGCAACTGTATCATCTTTCCAAAATTCCTCGAAACCTTCCTGCACACTCCAATTAATTTTCTCTGGATATGCATGTCTTACCATTTCCAATCCCAGATCTTCTGGAGTTAGTTGCACAT